TTCTGGTAGTGCTTGTCGATGCGCTGACCACCGATGGAAAGCTCGACGTTGTTGACGGCGCGCTCGGCGACCCAGCACGCGAGGGCGGAGGTGTCGACATCGGACTCGAGCTCGATGTACATGTCACCGACGAGGTCACCGTTGCGGGCAACGGTGACGGACACGCGGCCGGAGTTCGCGGCAGTACCGTTGACGGTCTGCTCGATGTTCTCCATCGCGAAGTTAGTGTGGCGCTTGTACTTGGCCTGGAAGAAAGTTACCTCAGGGTTACCGGTAAGGTAGACATCCTGGGCACCGTAAGCGACGAGCTGCATGAGACCGCCAGCCATTTTGAGAGTTGTTGTACTATAAGCAGAGAAAATAATTTTGGTCAAACGCGCATTTCCCGACCCCGATTTTTCTCAGTCTACAACAAATGTCGAAACAGCCTGAAGAAATCCCCGAGGATGAAATTGAAGAAGTCACCGAAGATGAGATGACCGAAGATGAGATCGAGGAAGGTGAGATCATCATGGAAGATGATGATGATCTCGAAGACTTCGATGATGAAGGTGAAGAGGGTTTGGATATTGCCGGGCTCATGACATCTTTGATGGCGACACCCGATGGTGACACAGTGTGTTCCGCCCTGGTAACAATTGGCCAACAAATGCAAGTCCAAAATAAAATACTGATAAAGATTTTGAGTGAGTTGAAATCTGCTTAGAGGAAAAAATTGTAAATATGTAAATGGAAGGTACCCACTTCATCGATAAGGAACCCAACAAGTTTGAAGCACTCGCAGAGTTGCAGAAGCAGCAAATCCAATCGATGAATGGTGATCAAGTGATTGACACAATCACTCAATTTGAGTTCCACTGGGATCTCAGGACAGAAGATTATAGGAATGCTCGTGAACTTGGATACCGTCAATTTATGCACCACTCTAACTGGGATGAAAACAATAACCCTAGGGCTGATGGTATTGACATCTTAGCTATTAAGGGTCTTCGTGATAAGCAACGTCGTTTTCTTGTCGAACTAAAAAATCATGTATCAGAACTTAAAATTGAAAAAGAAATTTCCGACGAAGGTACTACTCCCGTCAAGCGTATTAATAATGTATTGAAGCAACTTACTGATGGATATGACAATATCCGCAGACACTATATTTCGTACGAACGTGTTGTGAACCCTACAGCTAAACCTGAGGCAAGTTCAAACTCTGACCCATCTACGATGGATGAAGATGCAGTTGATGAGTGTACACCTTATCAAAAGTGTCTACTGTACACCCTGGACGAACTTTACAATTGTGGATATCGTCGATACAAGGGACAGTGTTGTGAAGAAATCAAGACCTTCGATCGTCGTGGTACTCGCGCCTGGGTTCCCAGGTTTGACATCAAGCAGTTTGTATACACGATTGCACAAAAGGATGATAATTTCAACAATTGGAAGAACTTCACTAGTCGTGGATCGGTGTTTCGTGATGTTGTCGATAATATCTCCACTTGTGTAGATCCACAGTTTCCGGAAATTGTGAAGAGACGCCACGTGTGGTCGTTCAAGAATGGTGTATTCGTTGGTAAGGAATGGTTGCCTGATCGTGGAGTCTATGATTGTCGTTTCTACCCATACGAGAGTAAAGAGTTTGCCTGCCTTGATCCCACTATCATTGCCTGTAAGTATTTCGATCAGCAGTTTGATGACTTTTCGCATATCGAGAACTGGCAGGATATTCCAACACCCCATTTTGACCGAGTACTCCACTACCAACAGTTTGAACCGGAAGTGTGTCATTGGGCCTATGTGATGGGAGGTCGTCTGTGTTACGATGTCGGCGAACTCGATAGCTGGCAGGTGATTCCGTTCTTCAAAGGTATTGCCGGTTCAGGTAAATCGACTCTCTTGACAAAGGTGTTTGAGAGGTTTTATGAAAAGGAAGATGTTGGAACCCTCGCAAACAACATTGAACGAAAGTTTGGTCTTTCTGCGATCAAGGACTCTTTCATGTTCGTCGCTCCTGAGATTAAGGCTGACCTCGCACTTGAACAGGCAGAGTTCCAGTCGATTGTATCAGGTGAAAGTGTCTCTGTTGCTGTGAAGAACAAGACTGCCGCTTCAATGGTATGGACCGTTCCTGGTGTTCTCGCAGGTAACGAAGTACCCAACTGGAAAGATAATTCGGGTTCCGTACTGCGTCGTATCCTTGCGTGGAACTTTACAAAGCAGGTGCGGGAAGCAGACCCACATCTAGACAAGAAGCTTGAGGCTGAGCTCCCAATTATCCTTCTCAAGTGTGTAAGAGCTTATCTGGATTATTCCAACAAGTACCGCGACAGAGACATCTGGAATGCCGTTCCACCCTATTTCAAAATTATCCAGAAGCAGGTGGCAATGGTGGCGAATACACTCCACAACTTCCTAGAGTCGACCAACATCAAGTATGGCAAGGATTGTTTCGTACCCCAGAAGATCTTCGTACAGGTTTTCAATCAACACTGCCAAGCCAACAACCTCGGAAAGCAGAAGTTCAATCCCGATTTCTATGTGGGTCCGTTCAGTTCAAGAGACATTGAAGTCAGGAATGCTGAAGTAACCTACAATGGAGACTATTACCCTAACCAGCCCGTCATATATGGTGTAGATGTGGTGATGGATAATGCCACCTTCTCCAAGGACTATTAAAAAAATCCTAATCAATAGTAATATGAGCCAGAGTGTCAAAGAATTTGTCAGGCAATCTGGTGTTCAGGTTCAGAGTCCGAACTCGAACTCAAACTCGAATGACGAGTTTGCTAGAGAACTCGAGCAAGACATGCTTCGTAGACAGCGAGAACGCGCTGCGGGATTTCGCTCACCCCCACGCCCAATGCGTCCAGTACCTCGCCAAGTTCAGGTTCCTCAACGTCTTCAGAGGAATCTGGTCAATGATCGATCGTATGCAGGCGCGTTTAAACAATTTGAAAACAACTCACCACTGGAGAATGAATTCAATGATGTGAAACTCTCCGCAAATGAGGAAAAAATGATCGACAACCTTGTACAAGAATTTGATGTTCCACCACCCGTAACAAGTACAGCTCTTCAGTTTAGTAAGTTCAATCCAGGTATGTTCAACGCCACTGTGGACTCTGGATTTGGACAGAAGGATACTGTCCTTGATCTTAAAAAATTACTTGTAAAGAAACCACTTCCAGAAACACCTATCGGTGAAGGTCTTTATGTAAACACCCAAGAGATAAAAGGTATCTACGGTCAATTTCAGACCGGTTTCTCACATACCCGAAACGCTGGTCCCAGGGGTTCTCTTAATAAGAATTTCGCCAGTGTACAGTTCATGATCACACTTTCCAATGACACTGAAAGTAAAGGGGGTACCGTCAACATTTACCGAAACGGTAAAATTCGATTCTCTGGTGGTTTTGTAGGAACAAATATCACAAATCAACCCGAACTTCTTCGTCGTTTCATCGTTAATACTTATACCGAGCGCCAACAATTTTTGTATAATCCATTCACCTATAACAACCTTAGTGGCAAGTTTAGGATAAATGGTCAGTTCAAGAGTTTACCCACGATCGCGAGTCGACAACGGATGTACGGTATGACGAATATGACGATCCTTGAAGAACAGACACCCTTCCTTTATGTACCCATTGATGGTGCGACTCTGATTTTTTCAAAGAGTGGTAATATTCAGGTTGTAGGTGCTAAAACCCCAGGAAACATGCTCAAAGGGTATGACACTGCGAAAGAATTGATTAATACATTGTATGAAGACGGACAAATACTTGTGACTGGTGTATTTGATAAAGGTGTAAAAGCGGCTAAACCCAAGTCGAAGCCAAAGAAGAAAATCGTTTCGCCAAAGAGAAAATACACCAAAAGAAACTCAAATGAGAATGAACGCATGTCAAAGGCTGAACTCATCACACTTGCCAGGCGTAAGGGTGTTGTCAACTTTAGAATAAAAACCAGTGATGGTTCCAGACTCGCGACGAAGGATGAAATTCGCGCCAAGATCAAGAAACTGTCCAATAAAAAGAATGTAACTTTCAAAAACAAGAACAAGAATGTCCGACTCCGTGGTAATGGTAATACATTTAGGGTTGGTAGCAAGATATGTACAGACCTGAAGAAGGATGAACTCCTTCGTATCGCTGGGATTCTTAAGATCAAACCTGATGAGAAAGAAACGAAGAAGACCCTGTGTAAGAAAATTCAAGATGTACGAAACAATCTATCCAAACCTAAACCCAAACCTCCTCCACCCCCACCCAAACCATCAAAGAGGCAATTACAACGTACCGCCGCTAATGCGAAACTTAATGTTAAGAAGGGTGTAGTCATGAAGAAGAGGGGTCTCGATGAAAATTCGATTCGCAAAGATATCGCCAAACTTTATGGTGCGACCTGGATGAAACGATACAAACCTAATCTCAACCAGGATGTGCGTAATATGATGTCGGCTCTCAACGCCATCAATAAGGGTAACAAGATGGGCGTTCCTTTCAAAAAGGATATCGACCAGGTCAAGAAGAATGTGGTTGGTAGGTGGAAGATGGAACGGCGGCGAGACCTCGAGAGAAGGTATCTAATGAACAATGTAAATACCACTGGTATCGCGCTCAACCTTAGGAACAACTATCGTCGTGCGGCTGCCAACTATATCTTGAGCAAGAAAACAACTCCTTCCAACAAGAAGATGACCGAATACAGGAATTACTGGTTAAAGTTTAGGGCCAATATGAATACAAATGGGAATTCGAGAAGAGTTAACCGGACGGCTCGAGCTCGGGTTGAGAAAATATAATCA